TGGGAATTTTAATTCTAGTTATGCTGCCACATACTGGCCATGGGCTCAAATCTTTAATCCTGATACTGGAAAAATCAATTGGGTACCTGCTTCAACTTTAATTCCTGGCGTTTATGCCGCTAATGATGCTTCAGCTGAACCTTGGTTCGCCCCAGCAGGTATAAACAGAGGAGGGTTAGCTCAAGTCATTAGACCTGAAAGAAAGCTTCAAAGATCAGAAAGAGATACATTATATGAAGATAATGTAAATCCAATAGCTACATTCCCTGCTACAGGCCCAGCTGTATTTGGTCAGAAAACACTACAAAGAAAAGCTAGTGCTCTTGATAGAGTTAATGTTAGAAGATTGTTAATTGAACTTAAGAGCTTTATTGGTCAAGTAGCTAATAACTTAGTATTTGAACAAAATACAGCAGCTACAAGAAATTCATTCTTAGCCCAAGTTAATCCATATCTTGAAAGTGTCCAACAAAGACAAGGTGTGTACGCCTTTAAAGTTGTCATGGATGACTCAAATAATACTCCTGATGTAATTGATAGAAATCAGTTAGTTGGTCAGATTTTCATCCAACCAACTAGAACAGCTGAATTTATAATACTTGATTTCAATGTATTACCAACAGGAGCTGAGTTCCCAGCCTAATAATTAAGAATTTAAATATATAATATTTATAATAAAATACAACAATGGCAGTACTAGATCCAAACGAAATATTTTTCACACCGTTTGAACCCAAACAGCAAAATAGATTTATTATGTATATGGATGGATTTCCTAGTTACTTAGTAAAAGCTATTGGTGCTATAACAGTAACACAAGGAGCTCTTGAACTTAATCATATTAACATTCAAAGATTTATAAAGGGTAAAACAAAATGGGGTACTATCCAATTTACCCTATTTGACCCCATCACACCTTCAGGTGCCCAGTCAGTAATGGAATGGGTGAGATTACATCATGAATCTGTAACTGGTAGAGATGGTTATTCAGATTTCTATAAAAAAGATCTTACATTTAATGTTTTAGGTCCTGTTGGTGATGTAGTATCTGAATGGGTTATTAAAGGAGCCTTAATTACTGAGTCAAATTTTGGTGAATACAATTGGGATAGTGAAGGAGTAATTAATTTAACAATGACAGTTCAACCTGATTATTGTGTGTTAAATTTCTAATAAAAATAACCACAGAAAGAGAGCGCGATTTATCGCGCTCTTTTTTATTCTCATATATTTATAATAAACAAAGTTATTAAAATGTCAACTAATAAATTAAAGTTACCCACTGAAGTTATAGAACTACCTTCAAAAGGTCTTTTATATTCAAAAGATAATCCTCTTTCTTCTGGTAAGATTGAAATGAAATATATGACTGCTCGTGAAGAAGATATTCTAACAAACCAGTCTTATATTCAAAATGGTACTATGATTGATAAATTACTTCAATCACTTATAATTACTAAATTTAATTATGATGATCTTTTAATTGGAGATAAAAATGCTATTTTAATAGCTGCTCGTATTTTAGGTTATGGTAAAGATTATGAATTTACTTACAAAGGAGAAAACCATACAGTTGATCTAACCCAACTAGAAAACAAACCCTTTGATGAATCTTTATTCACCCAGGGTCTAAATGAATTTTCTTATACTTTACCTCATACAGACACTGATATAACTTTTAGACTTTTAACTCATGGTGATGAAAAGAAAATTCAAAGTGAATTAAAAGGTTTGAAAAAAATTAATCAAAGTAATCCTGAAGGATCTACTAGATTAAAATATATTCTAACTTCTGTAGGAGGAAATAGGGAACTTAAAGATATACGAGAATTTGTAGATAATTATCTACTAGCCAAAGATGCTCGAGAACTTAGAAATTACATAGTTAAAATTCAGCCTGATGTTGATTTAACTTTTTTTCCCGATAGTGGAGATGGACCTCTCCCCCTCCCAATTGGTCCAAGCTTTCTTTACCCTGACATCTGAAGAGATAGTTATTCATAGAAGAAATTTGTTTACTCAAATCCATGAAATAGTATTTCATGGACAAGGAGGATATGATTGGGAAACTATATATAATATGCCCATTTGGCTTAGAAAATTTACATTTGATAGGATAAATAAATATTATAATGATAAACATCAAGCCCAACAAGCCCAACAATCTAAAAATCCAAATAAAAAAACTATTATAGATTCTACAGGTAAAATTAAAGCGCCTGAGTTTTTAAAGACCCCTACTTATAAGTAAGGGTCTTATTTTTTTATATTTATAACAAAATTTCCTAATATGGCTATTAATGATGAATTAAATGAGACAAGAAATTCTTTTAGAGATATTGACTCATCTCTTCAAAGTATAAATGCTTCTCTTCAAACTGATATAGCTGGGCTTATGGGTCAACTTACAGGCCCCGCTAAAGTTTTGGTTAAATCTTTAGGTCAAGACTTAACTAGAGCTGTTAGTATATCTAATAAATCATTAAATGAACAAGATAAGATTATAAATAAAATAACTAGAGGACAAAATGCTTCTAAGGATATAGCTAAAGAAATTGAAAAAATTGAACAGCAAAAACAAGTTATTTTAAGAAAAATTGAAGTTTTAGAAAGAAATGGTGTTAAACTTACTGATGAACAGAGAAAAAATTTATTAAATAATTTAGATGCTCAACTATCTATTTTGGGAACTTTACAAGACCAAAATAATGAGATGGTTGATAGTACTGGATTGTTAGGAAGATTAGTTGGTGATGCTTCTGGGCTTTTTAAATCTTTAGGAGCCTCAGGAGAATCAGCTGAACTTTTAGGAGGAGCTTTAGAAAATGCCAGAGCTAGTGGAGGGGGAATGGCCAGCGTCACTAAAAACTTCGCTAAAAATATAGCAGGGGCTATTAAACCAACTGATATATTTTCATTTCTGTTAGAAAAGAGTTTTGAAGCTTTAAAAAAAATAGACACAAGAACAGCTGATCTCCAAAGAAATTTAGGCTTAAGTAAAGTTGAAGCTATTAATTTAAATGATGAGTTAGCAGCTACCGCTATATCTAGTAACACTATAGGGGTTAATGTTGATACTTTAACTAAAACAGTTGGAGATTTAAATAACGCTTTAGGAGGTACAGCTATTATATTTGATTCTGAACTTTTAGAATCGGCTACTTTTTTAAGAGAAAGACTTAAACTATCTGAAGAATCTTTAGCTAATATGACTATGCAGTCTTTAGCTACTGGTCAATCCTTAGAAAGTCTTAAAGATACTCAATTAGAAACTTTAGTAGCGGCTGAAAAAGAATTTGGGATGAGGTTTAATACTCGCCAAGTATTAGATGAAGCTAACAAAATATCAGGAGCTTTAAGATTAAACCTTGAAAAAGCACCAGGTGGTTTAGTGAAGGCTGTAGCTCAAGCTAAAATGCTTGGATTAAATATGGAACAAACAGCTAGAATGGCTGGTAAATTACTTGATTTTGAATCAAGTATTGAATCTGAATTAGAAGCTGAATTATTGACAGGTAGAGATCTAAATCTAGAGCAAGCTAGATTATTAGCTTTAAAGGGTGATACAGCTGGTGCAGCTGCTGAGATAGCCAAACAAGTTGGAAGCTCAGCTGAATTTGCTCAAATGAATGTTATAGCCCAACAATCTTTAGCTGATGCAGCTGGTTTAACTGTTGATGAATTAAGTGATGCCTTAAGAAAACAAGAAGGTATAGCTTCCCAAGCTGGTGAAGCTGCGGATAGAACAGCCGAACAGGCTGAAAATACAGCTACAGCCCTTTCAGTCCAGGAAAGACTAGCGGGAGCAGCTGAGAAGTTAGCAGGAATATTAGAATTTTCAGCTATAGCTGTAGGGGTATTTTTAGGAGCTTTAACTGGTTTCATTTTATCAGGGGGGCCCCTTAATCCTGCAGCACCGTTAATAGCTATAGCGGCGGGACTTGGAGGTGGGTTAGCCATGGCAGCTGTTTTAGGTAAATTTAGTAAAGGAGATGATGTTATGTCAGAAGGAGGATATGGTAAACGTACCCTCTTAGCCCCAGAAGGAGCTATTAAATTAAATGATAAAGATACTGTAATAGCAGGAACTAATTTAGGGGGAGGGGAAGGAACACAAGCTCCTGTATCATCTCCCTCAATAGATTTAAGTCCTTTATTAGCTAAAATGGATCAAATGAATACCATTTTAAATCAAATTTTATCTAAAGAAGGTACTATAATGTTAGATAGTACTAAAGTAGGCACCGCCTTAAATGTTGGATCTACTAAAATGCAATAATTAAATATTTATAATCATGGCGATAATTAACCAATTACTCAAACAGGGATCAATTTATTCTAACTTAAATGGAGGAGATGCTATAATCCCTTTTTTCAAAGGATCTAAATTGCATAATGAATATTCTTTAAATGGTAAACCTTTTTTAATATTTAAACCTAAACCTTCTAAATTAGATTTAAATGGTGAAACACCTTCAAATAATTATAGAAATAATACTCCTGAAGGAAGATCTTTTTAATTAAATGTCTTTAATTAACCTAAAAACAGACCTCAAGTCTTTAAAATATGGACTTGATAGACCTAATTTGGGTAGTAGTAAGGAACCTTTCATTACTAAATCCATACCGGATGAAAGACTAATTGGTACTTCTGATTTTATATTAAGAGATGGAGCTTTAAGAAGAGGAGCTGAGGATGTTTCTAGGTTAACTAAATTATTTACTACTTTTAATGGGCTTAGATTTATAACTAATACTAACCTTTTAGCCGCTCAAAATCCAAGAGTACCTGGAGATCCAAAAAATATATATTCTCCTCTTAATACTTTAGCTCAAGTTGGAGTAAATGCTATAGGAACTCACCTTAATCTTTTAGGTGTAACTCCTTTTGATGTACCTAGTGTAAATATTAATTTGGGT